GTTGGCATCAAATCTAAAGCAATTCAAAAAAAATTAGAAAAAACATTTAAACCCAAAAAAATTTATATAATTGGCGAAATATATAGTTCTCGACAAGCGTGGATTGAAGGTAGTTTAGAAACTGTTGAAAAACTTTTAAATAGATAAATAATAGAATGAAAATTTATTTTAAAGATTATCCAGACTTTAAACCAAATATAACACCGAAAGAAATGTTTAGAATGGGCATAATGGGTGGAACATATTTTAGAGAAATTAAATCACCAAAAACAAAAAAAATATATAAAAATCATCATAAAAAATTTAAATTTTTAAATAAAATCCCTCAACATAAATTAACACAAAAAATCTATGATAAAAATATAAATTTTTATAAAGTTGAAGTTGGAACAACATATGAATTTTGGATGAGTAAAAACTGGATTAAAGAACAATACGACCCGTACGGATGGATAGAATGGTATTGTAATTTTTATAATGGCAGAAGAACACTAGATGATTTGAGACAAATAAATAGATGGAAAAAATCAGCAGGTCCAAAAGGTAGATTTAGAAATCAAATGCATAGAAAAATAAATGAAGTAGGTAAAAATAGCGAAACTATATATCCTAGATTAAGGCAAACTTTATTACATTGGGGATTTGATTCAAGAAAATTAATAGTTAAAAAATAAAGTATTTAATAATATTAATAATATTAATAATATTAATAATATGATATGGAATTTAGAATCATGGCAACACCCATGTTATAATATAAATAATGGTAGATGTAAATCAATATTAAAATGGAAAAATGTAAAAAATATTTTATATGAAGAGCAAACAAATAATATTATACCTATTTTGTCATTTAAAAGACCTCATTCAAGAGCATTACATTTATCTATTATTCTAATTTTATTTACCTTTTTTGTAAAATTTCATCTTTCCGTTTTTAACTTATTACAAGACTGTCATTATAATAATACTGTCACAACAACGCCAAATAATACACTTATAGTGATATTAGATTCTGACATAACATATATTAGATATAATGCGATATACGCATTATGTGGAGCTTCTATATTTAGAGTACTTTTTGGTTATATTGCAGATAGATTTGGAGTAAGAATTTCATTTTGTATTTTAATATTATTATCAACAATAATTGGTATTTTAAATATTAATTATAATTTTATAATTTTAAAAATTCTAAATGGTATTTCTTCTGCTGGTTTTATATTATCAGAACTATGGGTAATAACCATGTTTGACATAAATATTTTAGGTTTAACAACTGGTATAATTGGTGGTATTGGAAATTTTGGAATAGGTTTATTAATGATAATAAATTACACTATTATAAATAATATTAAAATAAATTACCTTCAATATGTTATATATTGGCCATATATTATATTTATGTTATTTATTTATCCACTTTATTATCATTCAGATGATTCTCCATTTGGTAATTATCTTGAATTAAAAAAAATATATTTAGAAAATATCGTACAAAGAACACCTGATAACAATTTAGATAATACTTGCTATAGTGATTATACACAAAATACTTACTCACTTGATAATGATATAAATATTAATAATATTATTCAAGATATATCATTTTCAAAAAAAAATATATATAATGCTTTAAAAAGCATAAAACTCTTATCACTTTCTTTAGCATATTTATATTCATTTGGACTTGAATTAACATTATTTACAAATTTTCTAATAATTTTAAGAAATAACATTAATATATCATTATATAATAGTATAAACTTGTTATTAATATATTCATCGATTAATTTATTAGGACGACCTATTGGCGGATATATATCTGATAAAAATTATGAAAAATTCAAAATTATTGGAAAAATAAAATTGATGCAGTTATTTACAATTTTTACTATTATGTTTGGTATAATATTTACAAATATTATAAGTGATGATATTGATAATAATAATTTATTTAATAATTTATTATTATCAATATGTTTTTTAAGTTTTTCTAATAATTTATTACAAGGTACTATTATTGGTATAATACCACATATGGATTCTGCTAATATAGGGGTTTTATTGGGAGTTATTTCTTCTTTTGGTACAGTTGGTGGTATAATAGGAAATATATTATTTATTAATTATGATATTTATACTGCTTTCACATATATAAATTATTTTGGTATGATAACATTTATATCAAATACATTCATATTATTATAATAAACATATAAAATTGTCATATATTAGATATATATCTAATATGACTAACATTATGAAAGATATTAATATATGTAGTGATAAATGTAATGATGATGATATTGGTTTAATTAAATTATGGAATTATCTTAAAAAAAAAATAAAAAATAAAAAAAAAAAAATTTCTTCAGATGATATAAATGAATTGAAAGAACAAAATTCTGATAATGAATCAGATAAAACTTCTCATGAAAAAAATTATCCCCGAAATATTACACGCAAACGCAACTCTATTACAAGTAATAGTAGTGTTACTAGTGTTACAAGTAACTCTAGTAACACTACTAAAAAAAGTAATAATAGTAATAATAGTAATGAATCTAAAACAATATATCGTAAAAGGATAAATAGTATGAATATTGTTAGAAATGATGATACAGATGAATATGATATAGTATTAACTTATCAAAAATATATAAAAAAAAATGTTGATAAACCAAAAAAAACTTATAGTGGCGGAACACTTTTTGATGAAAATAGAATAAAAATAAACAATAAAATATTATAAATAAACAATTTTTTAATTACCTTTATATCCTCCACCTGGTTGAATAATTTTACCACCACCCGAATGAGTAGGTTTTAATCTATTAACATTAATATTAAATTTTTCAAATTTTGTTTTATTATCAATTGGGTAATAAATTACTTTATTATTGGATTTTTTAACATTATTTTTTTTTTGGTTTAAATTACGATATTTAGAAAATGTTGTGATTGATAATTTACGAAGTAGCATTTTGTCACCACAAGAAGTATACATTTTAATGTAATAATATATTAAATATTAAAGAATCATTTTTTTTATATTTATTGAAAATAACATTTTTATTATAATACATAAATATTTTGGCATTACTATAATAAAAAGTACATATCTATAAAAATAAAATTAAAATAATATTAAATTCATTTTATTTTAATTTTTATAGATATGTACTTTTTTAATAAATAAATAAATAAATATTAACAAGTAATATTATAAACAGTAAAGAAAGTAATATATATATATAATTAGTTTTCGATAATAAATCAGCAATATCATACTGATCCTTATAATTTATCAGAAATTTTTTAAAATCATTTACATTATTATAACTGTATAAAATATTTAATAATAATATTAATAATGCTATTAATTTAATAATAAATTTAATATTATTATTATCAGAATAAAGAACTGTTCTTGTACTAACTAGTAATGCTATTACAACACTAGTAATAGTAAAGGTTGTACGATTAATACTTTCAAAAATACTTTGTTTTAGTAATATCAAATTAATAATATCAGACATTGTTCTATCTTTATATAATATATTTTTGTATAGTGCTGTACTTGGTATATTGATTTTGAAATTGCAAAATGTTTTTATCAAGAACAATCATCAAAATATAGCGTAAAAATTATAGTATTATTGTTATTACAAATAGTACGTAAAAAAATATAATATAATAAAAAAATGAATAAATATATTATATATTATACTATATGGAAAATATAACAAATCAATTTGATTCTTTTAGTATTGATATTAAAAATAATTGTATATGTTGTCATAATAAATATATAATAGATTATGATTACGAACACTGTGATAAGTTATGTATAATATGTTATAATAATTATAAGACATATATGTTTGACGATAATAAAGACTATATAGAAATATTATAAATGATTTGTTGTAAAATACCATTGTTCTAATTGATTATTATAATTTACATTGCTTATTTTTTTATTTTTATTTTTATCAATTATATATAATATATGTTTTGTATAATTTATATTATATTTACAACGACATTGATTAATATCATATTCGGTATTAAATTTATAATCCTTGATATTAATAATTTCATTTTTATATTTTTTTTTCATAAAAGTAGCATAACTTCTATAAAAACTAGAAAACATTTTAATCATATCCTAATATATGATTAACTTATATTATATCATTTTTTATTATTTACATGTTTTATATGATTTTCTATGCCATTCTGTAATACCAAATTCTTTAATAGCATCTAAATGTTTTTTTGTAGCATAACCATGATTATTTATCAAATCATATTTTTCTAATTCATTATGTTTATTTACTAATTCGCGAATATTATCATTGTGTTGTTCTTTTGCTAAAATTGAAGCAGCAGCAATAGATGTATATATAGAATCGCCTTTATTAATACATTCGTGATATATAAAATCAGAATTTTCACCAGGTGGTATATATGTATTAAAATATGGACCGTCAACCAATATTTTTTTAAATTTATAATTTTTATAAGCAGCATCAGCTGCTCTATACATTGCTTTCATTGTTGCCTTTAATATATTAATATTATCAATTTCGTCTTTTGTTGAAATACCAATACCATATGTTAAAGCATTTTTTTTAATATATATAGAGAGTTCGTTCCTTTTTTTTTTAGATATTTTTTTAGAATCTTTAATTTGTTTATAAATTTTTAAGTCATCGTCTGTTTCTGGTATTTTTAAAACAACACATGCCGCAACAACACTTCCTATTAAACCACCTCTATTTGATTCGTCAATACCTGCCTCAAAATTATTATATGGATAAATATATTCAGACATTTATATTAATAAATCCTATATAAAAATCATTATTTTTTTTAGCAAGAAAAAACATATTTTATCGCATTTGAACTTTTATTCGAAGAATGATTAAATTTACTATCTGCTATAAATATTAGTACTAAATCAAAAAATGATTTAAATACTACTCCTGCAATTAGTACACCTGCTAAACCTAATATAAAATAAAAAGGTAATTGAGTATCTGCATTAAGCATAGCGATAGTTCGCATATATTTATCCATCCATAATTCTCCTTTTAAAGCTAGTCGATGTATCTTTAATATAATACCTTTATTATTTGGTGCTTTAAAAGTTAATGATTGAAAACATCCAATAAATACAGCAACTATCCAAATAAAACCTAAAATAATATAATTGATAACATTTGCAATGTTTGGCCATATAAGTATAATAAGTAAATATGATACGAATATAAATAATATTATTGTTATAATTACAAAAAAACAGTTTGTAACACTTATTAAATATGACGAAAAACTATTATCAATCATATCAATATTTATTAAATTAACACTATCTTCAACATTACAATTATCTTTATTCGTTATAAGTGTATTGGAATCATCATAAAATTTAATATTGCATTTATTTACTTTAATCATATCATTTGGTGTTTCATCAAGTGTACCATCATCTATATATTCTGTTTGGAAATCTTTAACTTTTGATAGACTAATGCTTAGTAATGTATCATCATTCATATTATGAAATGGATTATTAGTATCAACTGATTTAAGTACTTGTGTGTTTGTAATTTTAGGATAATTTATTCGTTCAAATTTAACATTATTATCATTAAATTTAAATAAATTATTCATAACATATTCATTGTATTCTTTCTGTTGTTTGTATAATATATCTTTCGGATTTTGATATCCAAAACATAAAGTACACGAAGCCTGTAGCAATAATAACACTTTATTAAATTCCCACGAATTAATATCAAAATTATTTACTTTTGCCAACTCTTTTTTCCACAAATAAAAATCAGATTTAAGAGTAACATCAGATAAATAAGTATATATTTTATTTGCTATTTCATAAGCCTTTATAATATATTTTTTATCACTATAATATTTTTTGGGAGCATAATTCAAATTATTTAAATTATCATGGGGTGGTATAATATTTAAATGCGATATAGGTTCTGTAACTAATTGTTCTATAGATTTTTTCATTTGTTCTTTTATATCAGTAATAATATTTTCAATTGTTGTATCACTTTCTGTAATTTCTTTTAATAAATTATTATCAATTTCTATATCATATAATTTATCAACACTATTATTATTATTGTTAACAATTGATTCAATATTTTGAATTTCGTGTTTATATAATTCTATTAAATCATTATCCGTTAATCCACATAAAAATATAATTGAATATGGTGTAAATAATAATGTATTTTTAATTTTACCATTATCAATTAAATCTCTGTTTATACATTTTGTTTTATTTTCCCCAAAAAATGCACTTGTTTCTTCTGTATTATTTATAGATATTGAACCAAATTTACAGGGTTTAAAACATCTAAATGTATCCCCATCTCTCTCTCTCGAATAATTATTACCATTATGAAAGTCCGGTATTGTAAACCAATCATACCATCGCTTATTACATAATACAATTGAGTCACTAGAGTATGATAAATCTTTAATAAATTTAAATGGTTGTGGTTTTTTTAATGTTTTTATATCATTATTAGGTTCTGCTTTTGTAAAACTATCCGGTGGTAATGCAATATTGTTATTTATTTCACATTTATCACCATTCCTTGTTAACCATATATTATTATGATTTAATGCACAATTATAATAATAGTCATTTCCATCTTTATTACATAAACTATATTGTAAATTACCACTTTGTTCTACACCGGTTTCGTCAACTGAATATATATCGATTTTGTCTTGATCTGTTTTTGTAATTACTGTATTATCATACTTACCGTCTTTACTAATATTATAGATATCCGCAATTTCAAATGTACATTTTTCACCGTTTGAAGTAGATTCTACATTGTCTGGTTCCAATATTAACGGAGATTCGTTTACATATTCAGTACTTGCACTATAATTAGTCATAACTCTATTATTATAATTTAATAAATTTAAATTATGTATTTACTCTACGAATAAAGTAGCACTTATGTTTTCATTAGCATTACAAATTGTACTATCTTCCATATCTGATATGTATAAATTAGTATCTATATTATTTTTAAATTTTGTATTACAATCTATTATATATTCATCATTCACAATTGTCCATGGGAAAATAATTGTCGATGTATCGTTCAAAGAATAATCACTTTGATTTTTATAATTTTTAATTGATTCAGGTAGTTTACTCATATCAGTATTATTAATATAATCTAAATGTGGTAAATTCCATTTAATATTTTGTGGTTTTAATAAACTAAGTGAATTATAAGGATTTTTTTTATCGCTTGAAGTAAAATATTTAGCTGATATACTATCATCAATAAAATCATAATTTATATATGATATACTATCGTCCCTTCCTCTATCTGTTTTATTTCTTGGTATTTTAAATCTATCAAAATTAACTAATTTAAAAGTTCTTCTTAATCTATATAGAGGATCATTTAATTTACCTAATATACCGGGCATATTTAGTTCTCTACTTGCTTTATTATAATTATATGATAATGTGTATATGACTGGATTTTTTAAACAACTATTCCAATCCCACGAATTTGATGTTCCACATTGCTTATATTCTGTACTACATTCTGCTTTTCCTTCTGCAGTGTCTTCTTCTTCTTCAGTATCATCATTTGTTTTAAGTTTAAATTTTCCCCCTCTTATTAACCAGGAAATTAACAAAATTAAAATAAAAACACAAATTATTGCTGCAAGCGCCCAAAGTAATGGTTGGGCAGCATGCAATGTTTTAATTATAAATAAGAATATATATTTTATAAAACTCATAAATCTATCACTCAAATATCCTGCTGTTGCTACTAAACTTTTTATCATTTGCCATGACATTTTATTGGTTTCTTTTTCATTTTTAATAAATCTCTTATCTAATATTATTTTTTTTTGATCAATTATTCTTTGTTCCTCAGCAATATACTTTGATTGTTTTGCAATACTGTCCGACGCCTCCCGTGTTTTTTCGATTACTTCATTTATATGTTCGTTAAAACCTTTAGATAATTTGTTTTTCATATGTGGATCTCTTGGTAAAATTTGCAATTTTGGTAGATAACTAGCACTTTGGGTATTATTTTTGTCAATATTATCTATTTCTTGTTGCATAATTTCATTTTCATCTGCTCCTTCTCCTTCTCCTTCTTCGCCTTCTGCTCCTTCTCCTTCTGCTCCTTCTGCTCCTTCTGCTCCTTCTCCTTCTGCTCCTTCTGCTCCTTCTGCTCCTTCTCCTTCTGCTCCTTCTGCTCCTTCTCCTTCTGCTCCTTTTCCTGCTCCTTCTCCTTCTCCTTCTGCTGCTGCTGCTGCTGGTTCTCCTTCTTTTGCTTCTCCTTCTTTTGCTTCTCCTTCTGTTCCTTCTTTTGCTGGTCCTTCTTTTGCTTCTCCTTCTGTTCCTTCTTTTGCTGGTCCTTCTGCTGCTGCTGTTGCTGGTTCTCCTTCTTTTGCTTCTCCTTCTGCTCCTTTTTTTGCTGCTCCTTCTTTTGCTGGTCCTTCTGCTGCTGCTGTTGCTGGTTCTCCTTCTGCTCCTTTTTTTGCTGCTCCTTCTTTTGCTGGTCCTTCTGCTGCTGCTGTTGCTGGTTCTCCTTCTTTTGCTGCTGGTGCTTCTGCTGTTGCTCCTTTTCCTGCTCCTTCTGCTGCTGTTGCTCCTTTTCCTGCTCCTTCTGCTGCGGCTGCTGCTTTTGCTGCTGCTGGTGCTTCTGCTGGTTCTCCTGCTGCTGCTTTTGCTTCTGCTGGTGCTCCTGTTGTAGCTCCTGCTTCTGCTGCTGCTGCTGGTGCTCCACCTCTTTTCATCATCTTTTTTTTGTCTACACAATTTTGTATTGATATTAAAGATTTAATCATTTTACTATTTATTGATATATTTAATTCGCTATATTTTAACATATATTATGTATGCATATATATATAATGAAAAATTTAATAATGATTATAATACTATTAATAGTAATATATTCGAGTTTATATTTTATATTTAATGAAGAAATAACAATACAACAAATCGAAAAAAAAAATCTAAGTTTAAATATTTTAATTAATAAACAACCAATTATAATTGAAGATAAATTAAATAAAAAAGATATAAATAATTTATTTAATTATAATATAATTGAATATCCTAAAATTGATAAAATATGGAATAGAAATAATTATAAATATCTTATCATAACATCAATAAACGATACTAGTATATTTATTTCAAATCCTAAAAAAATAAAATTTGAAAGTCCAAATGAAAAAGATATTGTAATAGATATACAACTTAAAAAAAATCAATCATTAATATTATCATTTAAGTGGTATTATTCATTAATAAATAATGACGATATTGAAATATATGGAATACACGATTATATAACATATGGTTTAAATTTTATTTTTTAGTTTTTAGTTTTTTCTTGGTTATTTTAGTAAGAATATTATTTTTATCATTATTGTAATCATCCTCTATAAATTTTTTATGTTCATTCCATTTAATAAGTAATTCATTTAATTCATTTAACCAAATATTTTCAATATTTGTAGATTTAAGTTTATCCATCTTACTTTTCAAATTTTCAACTTCTTGTTCTAAAATAATTTTTCTATCCATTGTCAATTGTGAAATTGGCATTTTGATTAAGTAATTATACCCTTTAATTAACTCGTTATCATTATCGTCTATATTATCTATTATATTAATTTTTGGGTAATTTAATTCAACTAATCTATCAGCAAGTAAATTTAATTTAATATTCATAATTTTAATTTTACCATCAATTACATCAATAATAAATCTTATTTTTGCAGAAAGAATATTATAATCTTTTTCTAATTTTTTAACTTGAATTGATTTCCTATGATAATATTTTTCAATCCTTACTTTTGCCCATTCTTTAACAATTGATTTTGTATCAATATATTTTTTAATAGCACCTTTATTACTATATAAATGCATATTATTAATACTTAAATTTTTAGTTGAAACTAATTTGAAATTAGTTTCAAATTTCTGATTATTTAATAGCGTCCGAGAACCAGGACTAAAATGTAAAATAAATTTTACATTTTTTGCAGTATAATGACTTTCAAACGATTTTAAATTAAATTGATTACTAGTTATAATAGATTCTAAATACTCTTTATAATCTTCTGTCCAAATACCAACAGGCAATTCGGTAATAATTACAGAACTATCGTCAATCCATTCATAAATACCTTTACTTTCAAATTGTTGTTTATCATTTTTTTGAATTTTTCCAGTGAATCCTAAATAATATGGTATATATTCTTCAATATCAGTATTATCAATAATAGTATAAATATTATTGATATCAGATTCATTATTTATATTTATTTTACTAACACTAATCGCATTACAAATATTTATACATGAATTAATAATATCTTCTGGATTAAATTGTGGGATATTAGTTGAAAATCCTGTACCAATACCAATCCCACCATTCACTAAAATCATTGGAATAATTGGGATATAAAACTCTGGTTCAATTGTTAAACCATCTTCTTGTAAATAATTTAAAACACATGAATCATCTTCTCTGAAAATAAGTTTTGTCATCTGAGAAAGTAATGTATAAATGTATCTTGGAGAAGATGAATCGTTACCACCTTGAATTCTTGAACCAAATTGACCACTGGGAAATAATATATTAATATTATTTGTACCTACATAAATTTGTGCAAGACCAACAATTGCTTGTTGTAAAGAATTTTCACCATGGTGGTATGCAGTTACTTCTGACACATTACCTGCTAATTGAGCTACTTTAATTTCATTGGTATAAAGTTTTCGTTTAATACAAGCGAATAAAATTTTACGAGTACTTTCTTTTAAACCATCGCAAATATGATTAATTGATCTTTCTAAATCTCTATTACTATAATGAATAAATTCTTTGTTAATAAATGTATCATATTCTACAATATTTTTTGTATAATCTAATACATTATTTTTTTCATAATTTTGTAACCATAGCTTTCTATCGTCTGCTCTTTTTTTATTAAAAGCTAAATCAATTTTTTCATCTGAATTTTCATTATATTTATAAGTAATTTTTTTCATATTTTTGAAATATTCTTTTGCTTCTTGATCACTACTTGTACCAAGCCCCTTATAATATTTAATTTTCCAGTTACCTCTTTTTGCACTATCTGTTTCTGACCATTTTTCATAATCACTCATGTTATAAAATGAAATAACATCAGATTTATTAGTAACTTTAATAATAGGTGTCAACATAGATGTTAAAAATCCATCAATTTGATATAATGAATTCCATAATGATTGGAAAATATTAAATAATAACCCTTTAATATGACTCCCGTCGTGATCTTGATCTGTCATAATCATTATAGAACCATATCTTAAATTAGAAATGTCAATATATTTTTTATTTTGTTCCAATCCTAAGATTTTTTTGAGAGCAGTAATTTCTGCATTATCACTAATTTTTTGTATACTAGCATCCTTAACATTCATCATTTTGCCACGAAGTGGAAAAACACCATATTTATCTCTGCCTATAACACTCAAACCAGAAATTGCCATTGTTTTAGCAGAATCCCCTTCTGTTAAAATTAAAGTACATTCTGCACTATTTTTAGTACCTGCAAAATTTGCATCATCTAATTTTGGAATAATTATTTTATTAGTTTTTTTTCCATCAGTTTTAACTAATTTTTTTTGATCATGAAATTCAGTTAAACTTAATGCTTTATCAACAATTCCGGATTTATATAATTTGTCAATAAATTTATCACTAACTTCACATTTACTTCCAAATTTAGATACTTGTGTTGTTAAAGTTTCCTTAGATTGCGAATCAAAACTTGGATTTACAATAATACTTTTAACAAATATAATTAAATTGTCTTTAATATGTTGTGATTTAACTGTTTTTTTTTTCTTTTGCTGAACTAAATCAACTAATCTTTTAATTATATTTTGTGATACATAATCTACATGTCTACCTCCACGAATTGTATTTATTCCATTTACAAATGAAATTTGTTCATGAATGCCTGTTTTTGATAATGTTGCTACTATTTCCCATCTATCATTACAAACTTCATAAGAAAGTGGTTGTTCTGATTTATTAATAAATAATTCAGCATATTTTTCAAAATCTTTAATCATTAATTTTTCATTATTGAAATAAACTGATACATCTTTATTTGAAGTTGCACAAGCATCAATAATTCTTCGCTTGAATAAATTATAAATATCTTCTGTAATACCATTTTTTAATCCAAATCTTTCATAATCCGGAAGAAATGTAATTTGCGTATATGGTTGTTTCTGTGAAGTTTTTATTTGTGGTTTACTTCGTTCCTTCATATTATTTGTAAAAGTTTGAGTATAACTCTTTTTTGTATAATGGTCTATAGTCTCGATTATAAATTCTTTTGAAAATATATTTGTTAATTTTGCACCAAAACCATTCTTACCACCCCAAGTTTTTTCCTGCGTTTTATCATAATTCGTAGATGTTAATAATTCTCCAAATATTAATTCTGGAATCCATATATCATTATATTCGCTATGTTTATGAATATCGATACCGTTCCCATCATTAAAAATACTTATTTTACCGGTTGTTTTATCAATTGTAATTTTAATATTTTTAACATGTTTAATATTTTCCTTTTTTTCAGATTTAAGCCGCATTGAATGGTCAATTGCATTAACAACAACTTCATCAAAAATTTTTAATAAACCAGGTATATATGTAATTTCTTTTTCAACCATTTTTTTATCAGTATCATCATAAATATATGTTTTTATTTTTGTAAATTCAGTAGAACCAATATATGTATCCGGTAATGATTGAATATGTTCTAAGAGTTCATATTTTTTATATTTACCTTCGACTTTCTTATTAGAAGTCATATTTTTTATTATATAATATACTTTAATATTATATCATTTTTTTTATATAATATTAAACTAATAAAAAAATAATTTATATTTATGATCCTTCACTCAAGTCAAATAGAATATTTTTAAATAACGACGATATTGGGGTTTAAAATTATTCACCCGACCCCCTCAACATGTTGTTAACTAAATTTTATATTAACATTAAATTTATTATTTAAACCGATAACAAAATTATAGAATCTATTTGAAATTAGTGTTCCTATATAATATGAAAATATACTAATTATAATTGTTATCAAAACTAAATATAAATTATTGATTTTTATTAATTTATCATTAAATTTACAATATTTAATATATTGTAATATAATTTCATATATTATAATTTTTGTTGAAATTAAATAAATATTTCTAATACCAAATAATATTCCATAAATAAAACAAATAGTAATATGCGATATATAATAATATAAATTTGTTATTAATGTTATATCATTTATATTTTTGATAAATAAATATTTATCAAAAAAAACATTATTATATTTACATTTTACGATATATAGTATCGTTAATGATAATATAGTAAATATTATATTAATATAAGCTAATATAGTTTTAATAAACATTAATACTCTATCTCTATATATATTTTTTAATAATTTCATTAATTTCAATAGCAATCATTTGTATAGTTTTATTTTCAACATTAATGATATTAATATTTTTATTATTATAATTATTAAGCAAATTTTTAATATTTATTTCATGTAAATTATGGATTTTTTCTAAATAATCTAATTCAATATTAGCTTCACAAAGTCTATTTCTTTTTTTAACTCTATTTAAACACGAATCTGGATTGGATTCTAAATATATATATATATTTGTATCCCATAAATAATCTGTTTTTTTATGTAAATAATCGAGTATACCTAATTCATCATTTGTGATTTTATTATCATTAATTGCGTTTTTAATAAAAACATTTCTAATAAAATTCGGACTTCTTTCAACAATAATTACATTATTATCTATTTTTTTTTGTATCCAACATCTATCTAACCATATTCTTACTTGAAAATTAAATATATTACTTAATGTTGAATTTTCAGTCTGTTGTTCTTTATTATAAATTTTTACAAGATATTTATGCCAATTATCAACAGGTTCTAAATCTATTGGATATTTATAATTTTTATGTAAATAATTTAAAACACCAGTTTTACCACAACCAATATTACCATCAATTGTAATAATTACCATTTAAATAATTAACAATTTATAAAATTTATATCATTTTTTAAATTGTTAATTTATAACACCTTGATTTTTTAATAATAGTTTTCATTTTACTTAAATTCATTTTATTTTTATTATCTTGCAATTTATTTGTCAATAAATAGATATAAACTTTTATAGTATTTACTAATTCTTGTTTTAAAGATTTGTCAATTTTAATTTTATGTTCCTTAAAAATATTTGACACTATTTGTAATAATTGCTTATTAAATCCAAATTCCCCCCCCTTTTTATTACCCATACAACTCATACAACCCCCTTTACCACCGCCTTTACCGCCGCCTTTACCACCGCCTCCCGTGACGCCGAGTGCGGGTTTAGCTATGCAATTTTCAAAATCTACTAGCGATACATCATGTCCTGCTTCTGAATTATAACTACCTGAATTATGCCCAAAATATTCAGATGGAAGTACCGAACCTCCTTTAATTTTTTTATTCAGTTTACACATATCATTGATATATTTTTTAGTTAAGATTATTGTATCGCTTGTAACTTTATTAGAATTGCAAAATAGTATACTTAATATTGATGTTAAACTAACAATATTATATATCATCATATTTATTACTTTTGAATAATAATTAGTTAACAATTCTTCCTTTTTATCTATTATATTGTTAGACATTAGTAAAAATGCAGAGTATTTATTCAAATTATTATACATTTCTATCTACTTAATATAGTGAAAAAAATTATTAAAAATAAATTATAATGATATTTTAGAAATGAATACAGAAAACTCTATTAATATTATATCTAGACAGTTTGAAGTAAACGATTTAACTATATTATATTTTTCAAATGACAATGTTGATTTATTACAAGAACAAATACGAAAATATATATTGTGTCATAAAGATACTTATATAGGAATACAAAGTTATGATGATTTAAAAATAATAATGAGATCTACTTTCATATTAAATAAACATAAATTAACAGGGAGTAAAAACACAATCAAACAAGTTAAATATCTAAATAAGCTAGTAATATTAGAATGTGCTAGAATAATTATTATAAATTTAGAACAATATATAAAATATTCGAGTGATATTCAAGAAACATTAAATATACAGGGACATCCAATAAGTACATCATTAGTAGGTACAAAAACCGGTGCATGGGGAGGGGCATAATAAAAATCAATAAATCATTAAATTAAAATAATATATCTATTAATATTAATAGATAGGTAAATGAAAAGCGAAACATTCACTAGTGATTGTAGTAGTACTAACGAAAGAAGAGATGATTTTAAATACGATGATAATGAATCATTTGATAGTAATATGTTACGATATCGTGGATTTTTAACAGAATTTGAACAAAAAAAATTTGATTTTACAAGACAAACTAAATATTGGTGGACATATACCACTTGTATTTTTTATGGTTTAGTTGCTATTATATTTTTATTAATAGGCGGTTTAACAACTTATGGTAATAATATATTATTTAACGAATTGTATATATTTATGATGACATATATAATAGGTACAATATTTATAATTATAATTTTAGTATACAAGGTTTATTCTTTTAATTTTCCTGAAACAAGAAAAGAAATAACATCAGATGCATTATATTGTCCTGATTATTGGGACAGTTCTTTAATAAAGCGTGGATTACGCAACAGTGTGGAGGATGGTAAAAACACACATTTTTTTGGAAAAAAAAATACTGAAAGCGATTTTAATTTAGAATGCCAACTCAAAGCAGATGAAGGTATATACAATTCAAACTCATTAGTAACGGGATTTCCTGGTAAGTACAAATCTGCACTTTGTGAAGGTGATAATTGCGATAACAATACTAGTAAAATTTATGTAGACTTAGAGAGAGACGTTCCAGGTGTTACGGGGTTAAGTAATGAAACGGGGGAATATGAACATTTTAGAAAAATAGCAGCATCAATGGCTGGTTATACTTATACTCTCGGGGACGGCACCACCGAGGCAACACTCGAAAAAAATAATGCAAATGCACTTAAAAACTCTTCAGGAGAGTACTTTGATGAAGCCCCATTCCTTACCATCCCATTAGTATGTGATAAAGTATACCCATTATATATGGCTAAAAAAGATTTTGAATATTCTAAAGAAAATCGGTTAACAAGTTACAATAAATTTAGATGTGCTTATTCAAAAGCATGTGGTATACCATGGACAGAAGTTGGATGTAGTTAAATCATTTCATAATCGCTTTAATTATTTTATGTGATTTATAATTTATTACTTCAAAATCTTCGTATTTTAAATTATTAACCCAATTTATTTTTTCATCGATTGTTGAATTAATATTCGGAGGTTCCTTATTTATTTCTAATTTACAATCATTCTTTATAATTTCTCTTTCGATTTGTTCTTTAACCGCTTCAGTGTGTTCTTTATAAATATGAGCATCTGTTAAAGATATTGCAATATCTTTAACATTTAAATGTAAAACTTTCGCAATAATATGCGTCAATAATCCAGTTGATGCAATATTAAATGGTAAACCTAAAAATAAATCACTGCTCCGCATTGTCATTAAACATGATAAACCATCCTTGTTTTTATAAAAATTATACATTATATGACATGGGGGTAACGCCATTTCATTTAACTGTAATGGATTCCAAGCATTTAAAATGGCTCTTCTACTGTTATTAGTTTTTAATAATTCCTCAATTACATATTTTATTTGGTCTATTCCATTGTCGTCACCATCTTTACTATATTTTTTACCATAATATCTCCACTGCCATCCATAAACAGGTCCTAATTCTCCTACTTTGTAATTTGTATATCCGTTATTATCAAGATATTCTCGGGTTGAATTTCCATCCCATATATGAACATTTTTATCTTGTAAATATTTGGCATTTGTCGAACCTTTTAAAAACCAAAGTAATTCTTCAAATACACCTCTATAAAAAACTTTTTTTGTTGTAAGTAAAGGAAAATTATTAATATTAGTAAATTTTAATAAATAACCAAATTTACTAATTGTTACACCATTTCTTGTTTTTATTTCTTCACCTTCATTTAACACATTTTTTAAAAGTTCAATATAACCTTTTTCATTTTCATAATACATTATATATATATATATCTAAATTATTTAAATAAATTTCGTAAGTTTAAATAATTTTTTTTTTCAAATTTATTTTTTTCTAAAAAATTTAAAACATCTTCTATTGAAGGTCTGATGCTAGGTTCTTTATCCCACATCTTTTGAATTAAAATAGAAAAATTATTAGAATTTAACCAATTTAATTTTTTAATATCTGGTTTTATATCTTCTTTTATAATTAATTGACACAATGCAAAATTTTCTAAATTATATTCATAGAATGGTTTCAATGCAGTACACATAAACCAAAAATTTAATGATAATGAATATATATCTATTTTTAAATCGTAATTATTACATTTATTTCTTATTTCTGGTGCCATATATCTTAAAGTTCCTGTCAGTCCACTCATGTTATAATTATCATTTTTCTTTTTCAAATGTTTTGATAAGCCAAAATCTGTTAATTTTAAATTTAAAGCATTGTCTAATAATAAATTTGATGGTTTTATATCCCTATGTATAATCGGATAATAACAATTATGTAAAAAATATATAGCTTGTGTTAACTGCGTTAACCATTTGTGCAATAATATATTATCAGGTTTCCATTTTTTATATTTATTTTTTATATTATAATACTCTTCTAAATTACCATTTTCCATATATTCATATAATAGCAATATAGGTTCTTTTAATGTACATGCTCCCAAAAATAATACTAAATTAGGATGTCTTAATCTAGATATTATAGATATTTCATTGATTAAATCATTATGATTTATATTATTCGAAATTTTATCTGTTTTTATATGTAACATTTTAACCGCGCATTCTATCCCTCTCCAATATGTCTTATAAACTTTACCAGTTGCACCATACCCTATTAAATTTTCATGTACTATATTAAATTCATTATGTTTTAATTCCCACCATTCTGTTATACCTCTTTTATCAAATGGTGTATCATTAATATATAAAGAATGACTTGAGTAATCCGAATCATTACAAATTTTATCCAATGAAATATCAATATCAATATCGCTATCACTCATTATTTATAAAAAGTACATATCTTTAATATATAAATTTTTTTTATATATATATTAAAGATATGTGCCTTTATAAATATATTCTAATTAACTAACATATTAGACTATTATAAATTTTATTGATAGTGGGTACCAGCAGGTGTGAGAGCGTCCTCACATAAGCACAATGCCAGAATACTCCCACTAACCAGGCGGTGGAAGCTAGGTAACCTTGATTCAACACACTCGGACCACCGCTCCCAGTGGGATAATCTTTATTCATAAACTCTAATTTGTTATAATTTTTAGGTACATTCTCACAGAGTCGATTGTGAGAATGTGAGTGAACTTCCCGTTGTCATAGTTTTCGTATGTCCACACCATGCTTCTCCAAATGCTGACATATCTTCTGGGTCTGGCGCTAAGGTAAAATCAATAAAAGGTCTTCTCTATTTTCTGCTATCTCAAAAGATTTATCTACCCGCATCTAAATTAAAGTTAAGTCTCGACATCAAAGTCTAATAAAATAATTGCATATCCATGACCTCCGTATTCCAGCAGATTTCCACCCTTACCTTGATGCATCTGCCTCCCCGCGGTGCGCGTGTACATATACTCTCCCCATGATTCATTAAA